ATGCCTTGGTACGATAAACTAGCTTTAGTAACTTCTCCTGTTCCAGTAGTAGGGGATATATTAGGTCTGGGAGCAGATGCAATAGGTTTTGCTAAAGAGCCTACAGCAAGAAACGCTCTTTTAGGTTTAGCTGGTTTACTTCCTTTTGTTCCTTCTGCTGGTGTTCGTAAAACTTTACACAGAGCTTTAAGTAACTCACCTAATGATATTAAAATGTTTTACAGTAAAAACCCAATAGCTAGAGCTTTGTCTGCTCCAGTAGGGGCGTTGGAAGGAGTAGGAAATTTAGCACAAGCAAGGTATAGTCCTACAGCTAGAGGATTGTTCAAAGAGCAAGGCGTTTCAGTTGCAGATACAAAAGCAGCAAAAAAGGCAATGAAAGAGTTTAAACAGTCTAATGTAGATACACAAGCAGGTAAAAAACCTATAGGTATGTTTAGACAATCTACTATGTTTAACGAGCAGTACGGCCAACCTTCTAAATTCCATGATATTTCTAAAGGGACTACTGAGGTAGGTTTTGATAAATTAGGTGTTAAAGAATACACTAAGATGATGGATGGGGCTACAGGTTTAAAACCTGAAGAATTTAATGATGTATTTGGTTTTATAAAAAAAATTCAAAACGTAGACCCTGATAAAAATTATAGGATGACTGTTAGAAGGACAAATACTTCAGCAGCAGGAAATTTAGATAGGTATGTATACAACAATAAAATATTTGGTGATCAATCTTTAAAAGGTTTAAAAAATATTTTTAATGGAAAACAATTTAAAACTAATGAAAACTTTCTAAAAGCTTTACAAGATAATAAAAAATTTCCTGTCAAAGTTTTAAACCCAGAAGAAGTTCTTAAAGGTAAACCAGCAATAGTTACAGGAAGTGTTAAATCAGACGCTAGAGAGCTTGGCGGTGTTAATTACATGACTGCTATTAAAAAAGACGGAACATTAGTTAGTTTTATGAATGATGAACATGATCTGTTTAAACTTAAAGCACCTAGTGCAGACAGGATGCTTAATATTTCTACTCCAATAACTGTTGATATTTTAGACAAAGGAAGAGTATCTTCTAAAATATCTAAATCTAAAAAAACTTTAGAAGACTCTCGTTTAGCATCACGAAAGTTATCACAAAAAGAATTATCAAAATATAAAGGGGTGGATACATCTTTAAAAACTCCTATAGGGATGACTAAAGAACAATTTTATGCAGTACAAGCATTAGCCAATATGAAACCTACTAATAAAGATTACTCAAGACTTATAAAGGAAGTAGGTTTATTTGTTCCACTTAGATCAGGAAAACCTTTTATCAGAGAAGAAGAGAGGCAATAGATGTCAATAGAATACAGAGGAGAGAGGTTCTCAGGTTACAATAAGCCCAAGAGAACACCTAAGAAGAATAAGAAGTTCGCAGTGTTAGCTAAACAAGGTGAGCAAGTGAAGTTAGTTAGGTTTGGCGATCCTAACATGACTATAAAGAAAGACCAGCCAGCGAGAAGAAAAAGCTTTAGGGCTAGACACAGGTGTGATACTAGTCCTCCTAGTAAACTAAGTGCAAGATATTGGTCCTGTAAAAAATGGTAAAGGGAGATTACAATGGGAAGTAAAGTAGCAAAAATGAAAAGCGGTAAAGGCTATAGCAAGAAAAAGAGCAAGTCATATGCTAAAAAGAAATCATCTAAGAAAAAAATGTATGGTTACGGATGATCTTAAGACTGTTTAAACGGCTAGTAGCCAGAGAAAGATATTACTTTAGACAATTCTGGGAACACACTAAACACTACAGGGGACACTGATGTTTCAAATACTTAAAGATATACGTTGCTGGGTTTTCTGACATAAAGGAACTAGAACCATGACAACCGCAGAAGCAATCAAGCTCAAAATACATAGGCTTCCCAAGGGAAAGCCCTTTACTGGCTCTCGCTTTCAAAAGCTCGGAGCACGTTCAGCCGTGGACAAAACGTTGTCGCGCCTGGTTGAAGATGGCGAAATTCAACGCCTTTCTCGCGGTGTCTTTATGCGCCCCAAACAAAGCCGGTTTATTGGAACCGTCATGCCAGAGGTTTTTGAAGTCATTCGAGTGATTGCCAAGAGCCATGGCGAAACCATTCAAGTGCATGGTGCTGAAGCGGCACGTCGCTTTAAGCTCAGCACTCAAATGCCAACTTCACCTGTTTTTTATACAAGTGGTCCAAGCCGATCTCTTCATGTCGGCAACATCACGGTCAAAATGATGCATACGACCAGCCATCGACGGCTTCAATTCGCGGGTAAAAAAACCGGTCTCGCCCTGTCCGCCCTCTGGTATCTAGGCAAAGAGGGCACGACACAGGAAAACATCTTCCGGATCAAATCCGGATTGAGCCCGGAAGAATTTGAAACTCTTAAGTCAGCCGACGTACCGGCCTGGATGAGCGCAGCATTAAACAGTCCTGAATTGGAAGAAAGTAATCCTAATAAATGTTCTAGATGTGGTCGTCTAATCTTTAGTATATTTTAACATAGTAAGCAAAGATACCGTTAGTTAGTATAGCTATGGCTACGCTGTTAACGACTATCAATGCCCTATCGTTCCAATTTATAGAAACTATTAACCAACCTAATATCCCTGCAAAATGAAAAAACAGATTGTAGGGATATATATTTTGTGCAGTAAGTATCATCGCAAACATAAGAACAACTGATGATACCCACTTAAGTCTCCATATGTAATCTTTAGTATCACCTTGCATCAAAACACTCCTTACTACACCAAAATATCAAAGGACACGCACTGGCCCCATAAGGGTTCTCATGTCCTTTGCCACATTTGTGACAATAAAAATTAAAGTCACGTTGGTCTGCTGGTACGTAATCCATCGCACCAGCTATGCCAACTCCCTCATCTTTACTCACACTCTTTCTGTCCTGTCTGTGGGTCTATGAAACAAGCTTCTGCTTTAGGCTCATCTTTAACCTCATTCAATATACCATAACGTTTACCACTAGCTCTGAATGTAGTGATGCCTTTGCATCCCTGCTTCCAAGCATTATAATAAAGCTGTTTAAACGCATCGTAAGTTACATTGTCACCTACGTTACAGGTCTTACTGACTGCACTATCTATGTACTTAGAGGTCAAGGCAAGGACTGAGAGATGTTCTTCAGCACTAATCTCATTAGCAGTTCTACCGTTTACACCCTGTCTGTAAGCATAGTCCTCTACTCTCTGTATCTGATGACCATCAAACTCCTGTATGGTTCTATCATAGAACAAACTAAACGGTGGTTCAATACCAGAGCTTACGTTGTCTGCTGTGAGACTGATTGTACCTGTGGGTGCTATGGAAGTCAGGTGAGAGTTACGTATACCAAACTCTTTAATCTGATCCTGTACCCAAGGAGATAGTGTCTTAAAGAACTTACCCTCTATGTATTTATTCTTATCATAGAGTGGGAAAGAACCCTTCTCCTGAGCCAACATAGAACTAGCTGAGTAAGTATGGTCTCGAAGTGACTTAAGAACCTTAGTAGTAAACTTCATAAACTCTTCTGATCCATAAGGCATACCACACATCTCACCTGCATTGGCTAGTCCTGTAATACCTAGTCCCATCCTACGTTTGTTCTTAGCTTCTTTCTCTTGTGCTTCTAGAGGATAGATAGTTCTATCAATGACATTATCCATAGCTCTGACTACATGATGGATGTCACCAGTGAACAGACCAAAATCAAACGCACCTGCTCCTACGTACTTAGTAAGGTTAAAACTACCTAACAAACAAGCACCGTAAGGTGGCAGAGGTTGCTCACCACACGGGTTTGTTGCCTCTATATTCTCACAATAGTATAAGTTATTCATCTTGTTAATGGTATCTATGAACAACACTCCCGGCTCTGCCCAATCCCATGTGCTACGCATAACCATGTCCCACAGGGCTACGGGGTCTACCTCTTCATGCACCCTACCGTCAAACCGTAGAGGGAATGGTTCTTTCTTCTCTAGGCATTTCATGAACTCATCAGTTACACCTACTGATATATTAAAACCAGTTAACGCTGTACCGTTATTCTTAGCTGTGATAAACTGTTCAATGTCTGGATGGTCTATACGTAAGACACCCATCTGCGCTCCTCTACGGTGTCCACTAGATGCTATGGTCTGACAGACAGAATCATAAATCTGCATAAAGCTAACTGCACCTGATGCCCTAGAGTCCAAAGACTTGATCCTGTCTCCTCTAGGACGTAGCCTACTGAAGTCATAGCCTATGCCACCACCTCTACGCATGGTCTCTGCAGCCTCTGTAGCTCTGCCCATGATAGAGTCCATACTGTCGTCTATAACACCACTTACAAAGCAGTTATAAGCTGTGGTCTGTCTTGCAGCACCCATAGCGTTCTGTACTCTACCAGCAGGTAGAAACCTAAGATGCCTAAGTGCATCCTTGAAGTTCTCAAAGTGATCAGGGCTATCCTTAAGGGACTCAGCTATACGTACTACTTTACTGTAGAAGTCCTCACCTGTCTGCCTGTACTTAACTGTGTCTATCTCTTCTGAGATTGGTAATGTCATACCGTAGTGCATTTCACTCTCCATCTTTAACTTTCCCCTTTAACTTCTCTAAATACCAAATTGCTTTGCTTATGTCTTGATCAGGTTTACCTTTGTGTTTGTACCTGATTATATATTTCATTGCGTTTCCCTTAAGATACCCTAAGAAATCATCCCTAGTCATGGACATTTCTATCAGGTCAATAGCTTCAACGTCCAGCATGTTATAATGTGAAGGACTGTTTACTGGATCGTTGTTGCCATCAGGAAAAAACTTTTCTTCAGACACTTGGTTGCTCAACACTGTTCTCCTCTTTATCTTTTTTCTTAACTGGTTTAATCATTATAACACACTTGGTAGTGATGTCAACTACTTTACCACTGTTGAGATATTTATATACAAACTGAGGTGCTACCACTTTACGACATCTTTCTATATCCAAGTCAACATGGTTTTGCTGTATATCGTAGCCTAAACTACCATCGTGATACACCATTATAATTATCAGAAATAATGTCTTCATGTTACTCTCCTAATTCAAAGGAGTTATGTTGTTATAACCCTCATGAGTTATCTTAGGCTTTTCCTTAACCTCACAACTTTGTAAAAGAATGTCAATAGCATCTATAAGTAAAGGGGCGCATACGTCATCAGCATCCTTTAGATCCTTTATAAGCTTACGTACTTGCTCCATACGAACTACAAGAATGTCAGGCATCATCATAGTCATCATGTCTTCAGGATAGTCAGCCATGTTATTACTCCTCAATCTCTAAGTCAACGTCAAAAACTTCTCTAAGGTCTTCAATGTTGTGTTCTATTAAATCTCCAAATCTCTCTATCAAATCTTCGGAAGTTATATTAAGAACCTCACACAAGTAAGAAGGTTCCGCTAAATTAGATACTCTGTTTAAGAATTGTTTAGTTGGTAAAGGCATCTTTGATATTCTCCACAGTGTACCACTTCATGTTTTCTTTGTCACACCATTCTGCCATGTTCATCTTACTTCCCTTCCTTACTTTTTTATATGGGTTGTATAATAAAAACACCAGTTGCTTTTTCTTTGGCAGACTATCCCTAATTGCTTTGTACTTCTGGATGTCTCCCACTCTAAAGTAACCTTTAGCTTCAACTAAAATCTCAAACTTACCCCTCATCCCTATGAAATCAGGGATATACATTCTATTAACTATGTAAGGTATTTGTTTTGATTCGTAACTACAGAGGTCACCCAAGACCTCTGCAATTTGAGCTTCAAACTTGTTACGATACTTCATTAGTCTTAGCTTTAGCCTTAGCAGGTTGTTTAAACGATGCCCTAGGTTCCCTTAATAAAGCCTGTGTCATCCCTCCTGTCTGAGAAACAAAAGGACTCCCGTGTAGTTCCCAACCATCGTTAAGAAGTTTTGTTATTGTTTCTTCAAAACGATCATGTCGTGGGGTGTTGATAACTTTAAATTCTTTAGCCATTAGTATCTCCTATTGTTTGTTAAGGTTAATCTCAGGAACCTGTGGCTTATTGTTTACTTGGGTCAAAAACCTTGGACCAGTAGAATAAGAAAAGGCTCTTAAGCTTGGGTAGCAATGTGCCTTGTACTGACAGTAAGAACACATAGTAGATAGTTTTACATTTCCAGAACGCCCATCGGGTACTGGAGAAGAGCATGGCGCAGGACGGTCTTCCTGCTCTACGGACTTTTTTACATGTGACACACGCTCCTCAATGTCACCTGAGTAGTACTTATACATGGGATGTTTAGTATCATCTAAGTCATACTCAAGCACCGCCAGAGTACCATTCTGTTTATCCATAGCCAACCACGCCCACTTACGGTCACCTTCTGCATGAGCATATGCTTTGATCTGATCTACATAACCGAAGTCATCATTCATTGCTAAGGTTCCGTCCTTAAACTTCTTCATACCGAAAGCAGTTGTAGACTTAACGTCAACTACAGTACCGTCTATCTTACAGTCCATGTGTCCTTTAACACCACCTACTGACACTTCTTTCTGTTCATCAGTAACCTCATGCCCCGTCATACGAACAAGCATGAGAAGAAACTCTTCAATCAAATGACCATACATAAACTTGATTAAGGTGTGTGGTTGTAGTTTCTCTCCAGTGTAGTTGTTCACTGAGTACCATTGTTGTAAGTCTGGTTTGCCTATAGCAGACAGCCTTAGCTTACGTCCATCATAACGGTGATTAGAAGGTAGGAACTCT